TACCGCCATTGTTGGAAGTAGAGGCTGAGTTCGTGCTCATTGAAATAGTAGCCATTATTCAATCTCCCTTCTTACGCTGCGTTGTATTTAGCAGTTGTGATTGCTTCTGGACGAAGAATCTTTCTGCCATATAGATGCATACCACGAACAATGTCAGCAAAGCTGTCAGGGTCACGATATGTTTCTGTCTTGTTGATCTGCTCTGCAGTTGCCACAGCAGAATCATGTCCAGCAACAATCACACCAAAGTTAGCATTTTGGTTTGCTGTTCCTGATGTACCTGGCCCTGTACCTACTGCTGGTAGGTTAGATGACACGTACAAACGGAAGCCGTGAAAGTTGTTGATTACAAGACCGTTACGTAGTCCACCAGACTCACCATAATCTCCATTCATAAATCGAGAGTCTTCGTCTGATAGGATTTCCATAAACACTGGGTCAATTACCAGCCATCTACCTTGCGTATCAACTTGTTGTTGATCAAGCAAACGTTTCATTCTAGCAATGATCATTGCAGGTGAAACTGTAGCTGTCGGTAAAGACGTAGCGCCTGGCATACGTGCAGTCACTGGGATCGAGTGATCTCCAGCAGATGATGTTGTAATATTACCAAATGAATCCTTGCGGAGTTTCATTGATGTCAACAACTCGTCTGAACCTGCAGTGATTACAGCTTTTGTACCATTAACGGTTGTGTTAGCTGTATCAGCTTTTGCGTGTAGTGCAGATTGTTTAAAACCTGATAGATAGCCAAGAACTTCTTGGTCATACTGATCAGCTAG